GAATACATCTGCTGCAAGTTTACTGTTGTCTGTAGCTGCTTCTCTATATTCTTGAAACGCATTTTTCCACCCTGTAGCAAAAGTTCTTTGATTGTTGTAAGTTTCCATTGCTAGTTCTTGCTGAAGTTCAATACTTCTAGCTGTAGCAGTATCTATTTCACTAAGTGCTGTATTCAGTTCAGTACTGCTAAGTTTATCAGCAAACTGTTCCTGTATCCGTTTTTTTGCTGCTTCTGCTGTGCGTAATTCTTGCAGTTCTATATTTTTAAGTTCACGCTGTATACCTGATAAACTATCTAGTATACTGTTATCTTGTGCTTGTTCAATTCTATTATTAGTAGCATCTGTTACATTTTGAATAGCATCTTGAAGTTTTTGATGCTCATTTGTAGTATCGCTGATTTTACCAATCATAGTATCATATTCTTCGTTGTTCAACTTAAGAGCTTCTCTTAGTGCCAACAATGCAACTTCGGTATTTTCTGTAGCAAATACTTCGCTGTTCATTTGTGCTTCTAACTGTTGGATAGCACCAGTTAGTTGTTCGTGTTCTTCGCGGTTTTGTGCTAATGCATCTTGACTACCTCTGATAATGTCATTCAAGAATTCACCTGACTTAGCAACATCGTGTAGTGCGTTCTTTTCTGCTTCAAGTGCTGTTACAGCATTTTCAATTTCAGTTCTTTGTTCAGCAGTTAGATCTGTGTTGTTTTTTAGTTGATCGTTGAGTGCAGCAATGTTTTCTCTAACTTCGCCGTACTGTATTCTAGCTCGCTCAGTGCTGTCAAGACTTTCAATGAACTTATCGCTGTATTGTTCTATAACACCATTTAGATCAAGTAGTTGTTGTGTTAATTCATTTACTTCAGGTACTTCGCCGAGTGCGTCTGCAAAAGTTCCACTTGATTCTGCTGCTGCTTTTTGTGCTGCTGCTATGCGTAGTATTCCATCTTCATATAACGGAAATTCTTCTCTTATCCTAGCAGCTTCAGCATTAGCTCTAAACCCTTCTGCTGATTCTCTTAAACTTTCAGCTAACGGAGCAACGGCCCTAGATGCTGCTGTAAAGTTGCCTTCCATTCTTTTAAAGACTATAGTTGTACCGTCTTCTAATGCTTGAAGTTGTGATTCAATAGCAGCTTTTTGTCTCATCAACCCAGGACCTGCTTGTGTTGCTCCAAAACTTGCAAGACTTGTGTTAATTTGATCAATTTCGCTTTCTAAGTCTGCACGGAAATCATCTACTGTTTGGCCTGCTTCAAGAAATACTGCATCAAACCCAGCCAATGGAGCAATTGCAACTATTGCTTGCTGTAAACCACCGATAACAGCTGAAAGTGTATTAACAATACTGTCTACTGAACTACCAAAACCAACTAAGAAACTACTAAGTGATTCTACAATATTAGCAGCAAACTCTTGTAAGCCTACATCGCTTAGTGTACCTAGCTTTTCTAGCAACTTGGTAATTTGATCACTTATAAGAATAAGCGCATTGCCTAAGGTTTCGCCAATTGTCCTTGCTATTCCTTTGTTGGCATCCAAGAACTTGGTAACATTGGTTGTAATTTTTACAATTGCAGGTGATAAACCACTACCAAATTCATTTGCTACTTCTTTGATTGCAATGTTAAAGTTGCTCATTGCTGTTGATAAGTTGTCTAGTCTTCCTAGTGTAGCGCCGCCAAACTCTCTGTCTAAACCATTTAGCAATGCTTCGGTTATTGTTCTTGCGCCTTCAGCTGTTTGTCCAAACTCAGATAGTTCTTGCCTTGTTAAACCAATTTCTTCTTTGAGTATTCTATATACAGGAATACCTCTATCAGCCAATCTTTCAAGTTCTTCTAAACCTAATCCGCCGCCTGTTGTTCTAGCCAACAATGCAGTAATTGCTTCTAAACTTCCAAGTTGATCAGTAGTAACAGCAGCAGTGTCAGTAAATGTTCTAAGTAGTTTTTCAGTAGGTTCAATGCCTGCTGCTTTTAATTGTATAAATGTTTTTGATAGATCTTCAACACCAAACTGACTTGTTCTAGCAAAATCTTTGATTCGTTTTATGGCATCACCACCAGCAGCAGCTGATCCTGTGACAACATCTAAACTATCTCTTAGGTCTTCAAATGTAGCAGTAACATCTAGTATTTGCTTAGTGATAACTGCACCACCTACTGCAATTAATGCACCTTTTAGTTTACCTAAATTAGCACTTGCCCCTCTTGTGTCTATGTCTAATATATAACGGTCTTTAATTGTAGCCATTTATAGTACCCTCTTTATTTCTTTTTGTATATGCTCAATAGTTGGTTCAGTCATGCCCTCGGGTGCTTGTTTACTATACCCTTTGTTCAATCTATTTGCATAATTGTAATCACCTGTAATTCTACCACCGTTTCTTGTGGTAGAATATTTTGTTTTTGACTTAGCATTTCCGGTGTCGATAGGAGTTACAGTTTTGAAATGATCATAACCTTTTTTTGGAATAGGTTGTAGGAGTTTTGCTTTGCGGCGCAAACTTGGACCTATTCTATTAGTTACTCTTCTCAAACTCATTTGTTTTTTACACGAGCGACCATTGCTTGCAACTGTTCTTGCGACAAGTTATGGTCAGCTTCTTCTCCCTTTGCTATTCGTTGCGCTCGCTTGGTAGAGTAATTTTCATACTGCTGACCAAGTAACGCAACTTGTATATCTATTGTGCTACCAGACTCTAGTATCTCACTTGGCAGTTTGCTATACCGTTTAGAGATAAAGTCCAGCGTTATCCATGCGTTTAGGCTAGGAGTTACGCTGCTAAAGTCTGGTTCACTGCGTTTCCCAAGTGCTGGATCACTGTCTCAACTACCTTAACGGAAATGTCTCCTGGTAGGATGTCGTCTTTTTCCAACATTGCGTTGCCTTTTTCATCCATTACCAACTCTTTACATACTTTACTCATTTTATGAAAGTCATTTTCTTCTGTGTTCATAAGACGCATGTAGATATCCATTTCATATCTATCGTAGATGTAGAACTCTGGTGCATCGCCATACTTTTCTACAATACCTTCATCGTCAATAGTAATTTTTTGTAGTTGGGGTTTCTTTGCTAGTGCTGATAGTTTCATCTGTTAATCCTTTGCTCTGTCTATCAAGTTGTTACATATCATAACAACAAACTTTAATCTGCTTTGTGCTTTGTTTATATCATTCTGCGCACATCTAATCTCATTGTTTGCTTTAGCTACTTCTGCTAAAGTACTCTGCAATAATTCTTTGTCTGTCTTTTTATCTAATATATCCATTAATCTTCTCTACTGTTATTTAGTCCGCTTACAAAAACAGGGCCCAAAAGAGCCCTGTTCTGCTTACCCTCACGCTGCTGCGCTTATGTAATTGTGTATTCACCTGTTACAGTGATTGTGATTGGTGAAACCCATACAGGTGCGTCAGCACTAACTGTTGGAGCAAGACCAGTTACATAGCCTTTTCCGTTTAAAGTTTTACCTGTTGAACCGTCTGATTCGTCACCTAGGTATAGGTCAAATTCAACAATAGTTTTGTCAATTGACATACCCATGATGCCTGATGCAGCAGCAGTTGCGCCGCCTGAGCCAGTTGTTCCGAAGAATGTATCTTGCTCTAGAACCAAGTTCATTGATAGTGAGTTTGTTGCTGTAGTAGCAACTTGTTTTTTGGCACTTTCGTCCAATTGTGTCCAAGTAAACACATCATTAGAAGCGTTAACAGTGATATCTTGTAATGAAGGTATCGCTAGTCCTGTAGCATCTGCAGTCTTGCTGGTGTGATGTACAGTTAGTGTTGCTTCGGCTGCTGCGTTGCCTGGAGCTGGGTAGATATAATCAGCCATTTTGTTTTCCTTTATCTAATTTTTGTATAAGCATATTCGATTTGAGTCACTAATATATCGTTGTTCTCTACAGCGGTAGTAACAGTTGCTTCTCTCTGGTTATAAAACTCAGTAGCACTGTTAACATCTTTTGCGTTGATCAACTGTCCCACTAGTGAATCATAGTTTGCTGGAAGTTGTTTAGAATCACTGCTGAATACTAAACTAACAGTTTGTGTATAAGTGTGGATACTCAAACCACCTAGTGTATTGATTAATGGTTCATCGCTGTACTCATTAGCCTCTACATAAATGGTTTTAACATTTTTTAAGTAGATGGGTGTGCCCGATTCATTGCGAGGTATTTCCTCACTTATTCTATAAGTTCCAAGGTTTAATCCCTTAATATAATCGATCACATTTTGTCTCATCTAACTCTCTTCAATGCTATGTATCCACGCTGTTTTTCATCTGTTTGAATTGTATCGTCGCCATCAAAATCATACCAATCACCTGATTGAATTAGTTCCATAAACAGTTCTGTTTCTCTGTTTTTGTAGTAACCCATCTTCTGTCTTTCAGCGTTGTTTTCATCGCCAAAGTCAGCTACACTAGGCAGAATATAATCTGATAGTGCTTTGTAGATACATAGATCAGTGAAGTCGCTTGTGCGGTCAATAATCTTTACACCTACTGGTGCTGGAATGTCCAATCGGTTGACAGAACCTGTCTGCTTAGTGTACAAGCTCTGCCACCAATCGGTAGATTTGATTTGAAGCAAGATTCGGCTTGTTGCACGAATCAATGCATCTTCAACAAAATCGTCTGAAAGGCCTTCATTGTTATCAAACAGGATTTGATCTTTACTAACCACATCACTGTGTTCAGCAAAACTAATCACTACTCCCGAGTCTGTAATAAAAGCCATTCTAAACTTCCTTATACATTCACCAATTTAACACCGCGGCCAGCGTCGATAACGCTAACACCTGCGTGTAAACTAGCAACAACATCAGAGCCTACTGCCTCTGGGCGGCGTCCAACTTCGATGTCAACATTTTTCTGCATAGCAATACGAGCAGCGTCACCAGCAAAGACAAAGCCTTTGTTTGTGCCTGTGATATAGCTAGACTGGAACATGCGGATGCCTGCAACTGTTCCTAAGAAACCATTGCGCATTGCTTCACTTTGGAAGTCACCACCAGCGTATGCTGTGCTGCCGATGTCTTTCATTAAGTTAGCTGCTTCTGCTGCACTTACGATACCCATAAGAGCACCTGTTTCACCGTTACCACGGATTTGAGCTGCTGCGTCAAATAGTGCGTCTACAGTCATTGGATCTGAGTCAGATGTTGAAGCAGTTAGGTTGTCTAGTTCGGCCATTACTGCTGTGTCAAATGCTTTTGAAACAGCGTTACCTAGTACACGACCAATTTCTGCTGGATCGATTGCACCCAAGTCACGCAATACAGAACGAGCTGCATAGATGTCACACTGGATAGAATTTTTTGTGTCTGCTGGAAGAACAGCGTCTAGGTCTACACCTGGTGCTGCTTCTGAAGTTAGTGTTGTAGCTGTAACTGCTGCCAATTCTGGAACTTGTAGAAGTCCGTTTGGTGCGTTTACAACTGGGATCATTCCACCACCTAGGAACAAAGATTGTTCGTGAGCAGCGAATACTGTAGCGGCTTTTGCGGCTACAAATAATGCGTCGGTATTAAAACCTGATGCGTATGCTGAGTTTGCCATTTTAATTTTCCTTTACTAATTTAAATCAAGCTAGGCCTTTTGCCTTTGCTTGGGCATATAATTTTCTATGTTCTGGACGAGTCAAGTCCAAACTTGCTAGATCAAAGTCTTGTAAATTAGTTGCTGGAGTTGCGCTTGTTTTACTTGCGCTTGTTGATGATGCTGCCGCAACAAAGTGTGGATTAGCACTCAAAAACTCCTGAACTAGAACATCTACATTTAATGGATTACCTGTATCATCATAACGGACTGTTCCGTTGCCATCTACTACTTCTGCTCTTCCATTCTCGCCAAGTCTTACTTGGTTACGAATTAACTGAACCACTTGCTGTGGATTCACCGCTTTGTATTGTGCGGCAGCGTTTAGTAGAGGCGAGTTTACAGTGTATTCCTCAATCACTTTATTCTTTGCTTGGATCTCTTGGTCCTTTTTAGCAGCCATGTCTTGCAAGATCTTTTCAAATTCACCACGCTTGATTGCTTCTTCTTGTTTCTGCTTTTCTGCGTTGGCTCTAATTGTTTTAAGTTCATCCAAGTCACCTAACTCTGAAATTTGTTTTTCAAACTTGCGGGTAATGCTGTTTTTCATACCTGCCATGTGTTTGTCAAACTCTTCTTGAGTATATGTTTTGGTTGCTTCCTGATTTGTTGTTTGGTCAGCTGTTTCAGTATCTGCTGTGTCCATGATTTGTTCGCTCATGTTGCGTGCCTCCTTATGAGTGTTGTTGTAATGTTATTTATAAGAATAACAAAAAACCGCCCTCAAAACGGAGTATAAAGTATTTATTACTTGCCGTAGCCTTTTTTCTTTTTGCCTTTTTTCTTATAAGCCATAACGGTGCCCTCCCTTGTTGTTATAATTTAAAGTTTTTCTTCCAAGCCTGCATACTCCAATAAGCAGGCGAAAGTGATTTTTGTCCTTGGACTTTATCTAATACTGCGCCCATTCTAGCATTGAAACTTTTGCGTCTAGTTGGGTTAGATCTTTTTATGCTCATGCCCGGTTGTCCAAAACTAACTTTGTTGATGTTGCCTGTGGTGTTGTTCTTTACATACACACCAAACTTTTTAGCACTACCGCTTTTCAATCTAAACGGTTTGTTAAGTTTTACATCACGCCCTCTATACTTTGCCATATTAATTGTCCACTAGAATCAATTCAAAAGCAGCACTCACACTACTAGTAGCTGATCCTTTTACTTTTATTTCTACATCTGCTTCTGCTGGTATGTGTATAGGTATCTCAAACTTTAAACTGTTGAATCCACCTCTTTGTGTGTGATAGGTTTTTGTGTTCCATACACCGCCGT